TTTAAAGGTAAAATCACTATTATTGATATGGGTAAAGATCCATATTTAAGACCATATGAAGAGGTAATGACAGGTTTTCTAGGAGCAGGAGGTTGGTCTGATGGTAAATTAACTTATCATACTTCAATTGGTGGTCAATTATCTAAATATTGTGGAGAAGAAAAAGCAATGGAATTATTTGATCAGGTAATTAATAATTTTAAACGTTTCCACCCTAAACCAGAAGAAGTACAATGTTCAAACCCTATAGCAGAACCAGATTTTATCAAACCATATTTTGGTTTACGTTTATTCCCAGTATGGCATGTTGGTACTGATTATTTACATGAAATAGGTAAAAATTGGTATGACTTTTTAGTTGATGGTGGTGTTGAGTTTATTTGGGAAACTAAAGTAACAGCTATAGATTTTGATAATAATTCAGTATTTTACGTTAATGGTCAAAACCCAAGATTATTAAAATATGATAAACTTATCTTTGGTGTAGGGAAATCAGGTATTGATTTTGGTAAATTATTAGCAGAACAGTATGAATTACCTACTGAACCAAAACCAGTACAAATTGGTGTTCGATTTGAGGCACCCCAAAAACATTTCCAAAAATTAATTGATATATCTTATGATTTTAAATTGTATAGAAAATACGAGGACAAAGGAGTATCACTTCGTTCCTTTTGTACTAATAATAATGCAGCTTATGTAGCTGTAGAAGAAACATATGGTGATCATTCATATAATGGACATGCTAAAAAAGATAAATCATTTAGAAATGATATGACTAATTTTGGTATACTAATGGAAGTACAAGGCATATCAAAACCATTTGAATGGGCTAGAAATGTAGTTAAAAAACTACAAATAGATGGTACTGGATTATATTATAGTCCAACACGTAAACCATCAACAACATCAGAAGGTGAAAATGTATCAGCTATCCAAGTAGATAGATTACATGAAATTTCTAAAGCAATGCAACCCTATTTTCCTTATGTATATGATTTTATTAATGACATGAAAAAAGTATTTCCAACATTAAAAGATGATTGGGGTATTTATGTGCCTGAAGTAAAATATCTATCACCTGAGCCACTTGTTAATTATACTAATTTAGCACTCACCAAGTATCCTAACGTACACTTCGTAGGCGATGCTTTATCCGCTAGAGGTATAACAGTAAGTGGTGCACAAGGTACTTATGTTGCTGAAAATATATTAGGAGAAGCAAAATAAATTACGTATATTAAGGTATAAAATAAATAATATGAAAATAGAATCAGGACAACCTTTCCCCCAATCTAAAAGATTAAAAAAAGCAGATGGTACTATAGCTTATGTATGGGATGGTAAGTTACATAATTGGGAAGGACCAGCATTAATTCCAGAAGGCAATAAGAAAAAAAGTGAATATTATCTTTATGGTATGCTAAAAACATTTGATGATTGGAAAGAAATTAGACGTCAAAGAGAAGGTTTACCTTATTATAAAAATCAATCAATGAAAAATCAATTAGATCAACATAGAAATTAATTATGAAAATAGGTTTATGTGGCACAATGTCAGTAGGTAAAACTACATTAGTTAATGCTTTAAAGGAGCTAGAACAATTTAAAAATTATAAATTTGCTACTGAACGTAGTAAATATTTAAATGATTTAGGTATACCATTAAACACTGATTCAACATTAAAGGGTCAAACTGTATTTTTAGCTGAACGTTGTGCAGAATTAATGCATAAGGATCTAATAACTGATAGAACTATATTTGATGTAATAGCATTTACAAAATCAGCTAAATCAATAGATTTAATAGAAAGTGGAAGATTTGAAGAATATGCTTCTGATTTTATTAGAGAATATGATTATATATTTTATATTTCACCTGAAGGTATTCCTATGGAAAATAATGGAGTAAGAGAAACAGATGAACATTATAGAGATTTAATTGATTTTTCTATTTTACATTTAATTAAAAGATATGGTTACAAAACAAACAACCTATCCGAAATTAAGGGTACTACAGATGAGCGGATTAAACAAATATTAAATGTTATTAATTTTTAATATATTTATAACAAAATCGAAAAATGAAAAAGTCTGAATTAAGAGCTTTTATTAAAGAGCAAATAAAATCTTCCCTTGTTTCTGAAGCAACTGAAAATGATGTAAAAGTTCAACAAGATTTAAATATAGAATTAGAAAAAACAGCGGATTTAATGTCTAAAATGGATATGAATGAAGAAGATGAACTTGAACCATCAAAATCAGAACTTAACAAATCTAAAGGTTTAGCTAAAGCAAAAGAAGAACTTGCTCAATTAACTAAACAAATGAAATCTTTAGCTCGTAAATATAAAGAAGCTGAAGGTGAAGAAAAAGCAAAAATAGTAGCTGACCTTAAGGAAAAAACAAAACTTAAGAAGGAATTAGATGCTATTATAGACAAATAAAAAAATATTATGCTTAAATGGATAAAAAAAAATTATCATTTATTTGTTATATTAGGAGCGGGTATTATAGTTTTTAATTTTTTTTCAAAAAAAGAAGAGTATGTTGAAGACTATAGTCTAAAGATACAAGCATTAGAAGCAAAAGTAGATTCACTTCATACTGAAAATTCTGAATTAGTTAAAGAATCTAAAGTGTTAGAAAACCAATTATCTAAGTATGATAAAAGAATTAAAAACCTTAATCTTAAAATTAATGTTATTAAAAATGAAACTCAACAAAAAATTGATGCTGTTGATAGTTTTGGTGATGATGAGCTTGAACGCTTTTTCACAGAACGATACCTTAAAGTTAAAGGACAACAAAAAGATACAATTAACTAAACCCGTAGCTAAATTAGTAATAAAAGATTTGCTAAAAGGTGATGGTTTAAGTAATGAAATAAAAACAATACAGATACTTTTGACAGAAACTAATAATAAGTTTCTTTCCCAAAGTGATTTAGTTTTTAATTTAAAAAATCAAATTATTAATTTTGAAAGAATAGTAAATAATAAAGATAATCAAGTAGGTTTATCTAAAGAATTAAGTGAAAAGTTACAGGCAGATTTAAAAAAACAAAAACTTAAAACTAAACTATATGGAGGAGCAGGAATATTAGCTGTGGTAGGAGTGTTAGTTTTAATAAAATAAAATGTCAGATTTAAAAAAAGTAATACGTCAAGAATATATTAGATGCGCTAAGGACCCAGTCCATTTTATGCGTAAATATTGTTATATACAACATCCACAAAGAGGGCGCATACAATTTAATCTATACCCATTTCAAGAAAAGGTATTAACTTTAATGAGAGATAACCCCTATTCTATTATTCTAAAGTCTAGACAATTAGGTATATCAACTTTATCTGCGGGTTATTCTTTGTGGTTAATGTTATTCCATAAAGATAAAAATATACTTTGTATTGCAACTAAACAGGAAACAGCAAAAAACATGGTTACTAAGGTAAAATTCATGTATGAAAATTTACCTTCATGGCTTAAAATAGATGCTTCTGAAAATAATAAATTAAATCTTAGATTTAAAAATGGGTCCCAAATCAAAGCAACCTCAGCAAGTTCGGATGCAGGTAGATCAGAAGCAGTATCTTTACTATTAATTGATGAGGCAGCCTTTATTGATAATATTGGAGAAATTTGGGCTTCAGCACAACAAACATTAGCAACGGGTGGTGGTTGTATAGCATTAAGTACCCCTTATGGTACTGGTAATTGGTTTCATCAAACATGGACAAGGGCGGAGGCATCAGAAAATGAATTTTTACCTATAAAATTACCTTGGTATGTACACCCTGAAAGAGATGAAATTTGGAGAAAAAGACAAGATGAATTATTAGGTGATCCTAGAATGGCCGCTCAAGAATGTGATTGTGATTTTTCTACTTCCGGTGATATTGTATTTTATCCTGAATATATAGAATATTATGAAAAATCTTATATTAAAGAACCATTGGAAAGAAGAGGAGCAGATCAAAATTTATGGGTTTGGGAATCTGCAGATTATTCAAGGTCTTATATGGTTGTAGCGGATGTTGCTAGAGGAGATGGAAAAGATTATTCTGCATTTCATGTAATTGATATTGAAAATAATGTACAAGTAGCTGAATATAAAGGACAAATTGGGACAAAAGAATATGGACATTTATTAGTAGGTATAGCTACTGAATATAATGAAGCTTTACTTGTAATTGAGAATGCTAATATTGGGTGGGCAACTATCCAAGCAGCCATAGATAGAAATTATAATAATCTATATTATTCACCTAAAAATGATTCTAATGTAGATTCATATTTTGATAAGTACATGGATACTTCTAAAATGACAGCTGGGTTTACAATGTCATCTAGAACTAGACCCATGGTAGTGGGTAAATTTCAAGAATATATTTCTGATAAAGGAGTAACATTTCAGTCTAAAAGATTAATAGAGGAAATGAAAACTTTTATTTGGAGAAATGGTAGACCCGAAGCACAATCAGGATACAATGATGATTTAGTTATGGCGTTTGGAATTGCTATGTATATTAGAGATACTGCTTTAAAATATAAACAACGAGGAATTGATTTAACTAGACAGACCCTAAATAATATAACAGTAAATAGAACAACACATCAAGGGGCTTATTTTTCAAAAGGAGCTGATAACCCTTATCATGTAAAAACAGAACATGGTAAAGAAGATATTAGTTGGCTTCTTAAATAATATTTATAACAATAATTATATACCTAAATGGCGAATAAAAGCATTTTTTCAAGACTACAAAGATTATTTTCAACTGATGTTATCATTAGAAACATAGGAGGAAATCAAGTAAAAGTAATGGATAGTAGTACTATTCAATCTACAGGGGAAATTGAAACTAATTCTTTAATAGACAGATATAATAGAATATACACTAGTAATTCTACTTCTTTATATGGGTCTCAATTTAATTTTAATTACCAATATCTCAGACCTCAATTATACTCAGAATATGATGTAATGGATCAGGATGCAATTATTGCTTCTGCTTTAGATATTATAGCTGATGAATCTTCTCTTAAAAATGATATGGGAGAAGTATTATCTATTAGATCTGCAAATGAAGATATACAAAAAATATTATATAACCTATTTTATGATGTATTAAATATTGAATTTAATTTATGGATGTGGGTTAGACAAATGTGTAAATATGGTGATTTTTTCTTAAAACTAGAAATTGCAGAAAAATATGGAGTATATAATGTTATACCTTATACAGCATACCACATAAGCAGAGAAGAAGGATTTAATACAGAAAATCCAGCAGATATAAGATATAGATATTCTCCTGATGGGATTATAAATACCAACTCAGGAATGTATAGAGTACCAGGTCAAGACCCAAATTCTTCTCCTGGTGTATATTTTGACAATTATGAGATGGCTCATTTTAGATTAATTGCAGATGTTAATTATCTACCTTATGGACGTTCATATATTGAACCAGCTAGAAAATTATTTAAACAATACACATTAATGGAAGATGCGATGTTAATTCATAGAATTGCTCGTGCCCCTGAAAAACGTATTTTTTATATGAATGTTGGTTCTATTCCTCCAAATGAAGTAGATGCATTTATGCAAAAAACTATTTCTAATATGAAACGTACTCCACATATGGATGAAAAAACTGGGGAATATAACTTAAAGTATAATATGCAAAATATGCTTGAAGATTTTTATATCCCAATCCGTGGAAATGATACTACAACAAAAATTGATACTACACCAGGCTTAACATATGATGGTATCCAAGATGTAGAATATTTAAGAGAAAAATTATTTGCTGCACTTAAAATACCTAAAGCATTTTTAGGATATGAGAAGGACTTAGAAGGAAAAGCAACATTAGCTGCTGAAGATATTAGATTTGCTCGTACTATAGAAAGGTTACAAAGGATAGTGGTATCTGAGTTAAACAAAATTGCATTAGTACATTTATACACTCAGGGATACACAGATGAATCTTTAACTAATTTTGAAATTTCATTAAATTCACCTTCAATTATATTTGAACAAGAAAGAATGGAATTATTAAAATCTAAAGCTGAATTAGCTGCATCTTTACAAGAACAAAAACTAATCCCAACAGATTGGATTTATGATAATATATTTAACTTTAGTGAAAATCAGTATGACGAATACAGAGATTTAATAAGAGAAGATGCTAAACGTAAATTTAGAATAGAACAAATTGAAGCTGAAGGCAATGATCCGGTTGAAACAGGTAAATCTTATGGTACACCTCATGATTTAGCCTCACTATATGGTAAAGGAAGAATGTATTCAGACCCTGGGAATGTACCTGCAGGATATGGAGATGATTTAGATTTAGGAAGACCTAAAGATTCTATAACTAAAACAGGAACTCAAGATTCTAATTTTGGAAAAGATCGTTTGGGAGTAAAAAGAATGAAAGACACTGATAAAAATGATTCATCAAACAGTAGAACAGATACCAATAAAAGCGGATTAGCTTTAGAATCTGCTAAAACTACATATATGAAGAATAAAGATATGTTTAAAAAAATTAATAAGAAACAACTAGTGTTTGAAAATAATAAAACTAATAGTAAACTATTAGACGAATCTCAATTAAAGGAATAATACTTTTTACATATTTATAAATAAATATATTTTTTAATGAAAATAAAACATTCTAAGTATAAAAATACCGGAATTCTTTTTGAATTATTGGTACGTCAAATTACGGCAGATACTTTAAAAGGAGGAAACTCCCCCGCTATTAATATATTAAAAGAATACTTTATAAAAACTTCTTTAGGTCGTGAATATAAACTGTATGAATCTATTTTAAAATCTAAGGTTTTAAATGAGGGAAGAGCCAACATGGTAGTTACTACTATTTTAGAATCATCCCAAAAATTTAATCGTTCTACTTTAAAAAAACAAAAATACAACCTAATTAATGAAATTAAAAAGCATTATGATTTAGATATTTTCTTTGGTTCAAAGATTATAGATTATAAAGAATTAGCGGCTTTGTATACTTTGATTGAAGGATATAATGTAAAAGATTCTGTAGATACTGAACAGTTAATCAGTAGTAAAATTACTTTATTAGAACATTTAACTAAAAAAGAAGTAGAATCTAAAAACATTAAAGAAGATATTTTAAAAGAATTCTCAACTTATGATAAAGATTTAAGAATTCTTACTTATAAAGTAATATTAGAAAAATTTAATAATAAATACCAGGATTTATCTTCTGAACAAAAACAAGTGCTTAAAGAATTTATTAATTCTGTTGATTCAACTCCGGGATTAAGAAGTTTTTATAATACTAAAATTCAAGAATTAAAGTCTATTTTAATTAAAGAATCAAAAAATATTAAAGATAAAGTTATTCAAATTAAGATAACGGAAGTAATTAAATATTTAGTTGAATTAGATAAAACAGCTAAAGTTGATAATAATAACTTAGTTGACTTGTTACAATATTATGAATTAATTCAAGAAATTAAAACAGCAAATGGAGTACAAGTATAAAATTAAAGAAGATATATCTTCAAGATTTATAAAAAAATACCTTTCAAGGGGTACACCTGAAGTTTTTTTAGATGTAGAAGATATAGAATCATATAGTGATAGAGATAAAGCTATACTTATATTCCTAGATGAAGAACATGGAGTTACGATAAGTGATAAATTAGCAAAAGGTATTAAAGGTAAATCATCAGCTGATATAATTAAATACTTTAAGGATGAAGATTATGAGTATATATCCTATGGTGTGATGAGAAAACAATTAAATGTTCCTGCAGTTACAGGATTTACATGGGATGAATCAGGATCACCTGGAGATAATGGTGAATATTGGTACGCTTATAAAAGAAGGGAAAGGGATTTAAATAAAATATGGAGTAAAAATTACCCAGAACTTAATATTCCGGAGTTTAATAAGGCCAATTATGACACAATATCTCTGGTAGCAAAAGAGTTAGATGATTACTATCGTGATATAGCAAGGGGGCAAAAAGGAAGAGATTTAGAGGTTAGTTATGAAGAGTATGCTGATATGTGGGTTCAAGCCTTAAAAGGTAAAAATGATGATGAAGGAGTGCCGTTTAAACTTAAAGAAGTAGAAAGAAAAGTTGGAGATGTTAAAGTTGTAGATGGAACAAAATCTGTTGTAACTAAAATAAACCCTGAAACTGGGTCCGTTACTTGGGATATAACCACCGTTCCTGCTCTTGATTCTACTTATAAAGAATTTGATGAGTTAAGAAAATATATTACTAAATTATCTCGTGATACTAAAGATAAAGTAATTGATGATATTGCAGATGATATTAAAAACTCATTTAATCAATACAGGACTCATCTTAGAAAAAATTATTATGAAGCATATAAAAAAATAATTAGAGAAAATAATATAGACGAAAGAGTTTCTTTTGATGATATATTAGATTTAAGAGCTGATAAAGCAGATTTAGAAGATAGAATTTCACAATTATATAGAGATATGGAGCAAGAAGCTGAACCAGAAGGTGGGCCAATTGCAGACAGATATGGTGATGAATTAGAAAAATTAGAAGCTAAATTATACAGAGTTAGTAAACAAATTAATGACTATGATATGAATGAATCAGTAGTTACTGAATCTAAAGGTGCTAAAAATTATTTTGATGATTTAAAATTTAATTACCAAAAAGCATTTAGATATTTAGATGCTGATGAAAAAGAAGAATATAAACAATTAGCTAAAGATTTCTTTTCTAAGTTAAATGAAATGTCAACATCAGGGGGAGCAGGAGCATATTTAACGAAGTATGCTTTTAAATTACCTAAAAAACAAGAAAAAATTGTACCTGAAGGAGTAGGTGCTACATTAGGACCGGGTCCTAAAGCAAGTGAAGAAGGAGTAAAAGATAATGCATATATAAAGCAATTTAAGTATAAATTAGTACCTAAAGACAAAAATGGAAACTATGTTCAAAAGGGTAGTGGTTTAGAGGTAAAAAACTTTTAATATGTATAATTATAAATTAAAAGAAGATAAAACAAAAAAATTCCATGATGAACGAATTATGGTTTTTGATGATTTAGAACTTAGATTAGATAATATAAAAAAATTAATACGTCAATCCAAAATTGAAACTATAAAATATTATAGAGAAAATCCCACAAGTTTTAATGTTTTTAAACCAACAGATTTAATTAGGGATTATATAAAAGATATTGAAACATTATTATAAAAAACATGAAAAACTCAGAAAAAATATTTGAATCCGTAAAAAAAGGATTAATTAATGAAAATCTAACAGGATACGTAGATTTACAACCAATTAGTAATTTAGAAGCTTCTCCAAAAGAAGACTTTGAAAATAAATTTGCTGCATTTTTAGCAGAAGATAAAAAGAAAGATGATGAAGCTGTAAAAGTTGAAGAAAAAAAGGTTTCTAAACATGTTGAAGAATTAGAATCTCATAATTTTGATTATAAAGATCCTAAAAATTTAGATAATCAAATTGGTCAAGAAGTAATGAATGGTGTTTATTTTGAATCAAAACAAAACCCTGATAAAACTATCGAAGAAATAAAAGAAATGGTTTCTAAAAATTTAGCTAAAGATGGTCAATATTATATAAAAAATGCTGCTTTTGGTGTTAAAGGTATTGGATATCAAGAAACTGAATTAGAAGAAGTATCTGGTAAACATGCCTCTAGTGGGTATTCAGATAAACTAAAAAAAGTAGTTAAAGAATCTTTAATGGGAGGAAGTATAGTATCTACAGGTAACCCAAATTCAATATCTTCTCAACAAAATGAAATAGTAAAAGAAATTGCGGATGAAGTAGATGAAAGCTATGATGAATTTCAAAGAGATGATAAAGGTGCTAAAGATGTAGATAAAAAAGATAAAGGTGAAGAAGATGCATATGGTGCAGGAGTAGCTAAAGGAGAAAAAATAGAAAAGAAAAAAATGAAAAAAGAATCAATTGATTCTAAACTAGCAGAAATAGGTAAAGAAGCTGAAGCTGTAAAATTAGAAGCTCAATTAAATTACTTACATGATCATATTGTTGAAAAAGTTGATAGAGTAAATTCAATTAATGAGGATGAAAACCTTCAAGAATTAATTGATAAGTCTAAAATGAAACAAATGCAGAAAGAAATAAGGCTTTTAGAAAAAAGAAAAGCTAAGATGGAAAAGATATATGAAAAAATGTGTGGTAAAAAATACCAAAAAGAAGAAATTGTAGACGAAGAAATGGTTAATGGGGTTGAAGTAGAAGAAGTATCTTTAGAAAATGAATCTGCTTATGCTATTAACGAAGGGGGGTTCGATACAGGTGGAACATCTGATTTTGGTGTTGATTCAGACCCAGTATGGGAAATTCCTAGTGATGCAAAGGATGTTAGTTTAGAACCTTTTGCTGGTAAATTTGTAATAGCAACCGGAGGAGGAGGCCAATCAGGTAACCCAAAAATAAACCAAATTACACCCGTTGAAAAAGATTCTAAACAGGGTTGGAAAAAACTAAAAACTTTAGAATTAAAACCAAGTGCATATTTAAGTGATTTTGGTAAGGTAAAAGGTTATTTTAAAAAAGATAAAAGTGATCCTGATTTCGAAGCTAAAAAGGCAGCAATAAATTATACCATGAAGCCTGAAGATAGAGATAAAAAAAAGAAAGTAAGAGCAGCTATACAATCCGGAGATTTATCAACTCTTACTTTTAAGAAAAAAGATGGTCAAATGAGTAATCTAAAAGATGATCCTATAAAAAACGTACTTGCATCAAGTAAATAATTTATGAGCAAAAAACTATTAATAGAAACTCATACTGTAAAAATTTCACCTCTTCAATTAACAGAAAATGTTAATAAAAAGACGGGTAATCTAATAGTTGAAGGTGTATTAGCTACTGCCGAAGTTAAAAATGGTAATGGTAGATATTATTCTAAAGGCTTGTGGGATAGAGAAATGGATAAATATAATCAATTAATCCAAGAAAGACGTTCAATGGGGGAATTAGACCACCCCGAATCTTCAGTTATAAATTTACAAAATGTATCTCATCTAATCTCAGAATATTGGTGGGATGGAGATAATGTAATGGGTAAAATAGAAATTTTACCTACTCCTTCAGGAAATATATTAAAAGAATTAATCAAAGCCGGTGTAACCGTAGGTGTTTCATCTCGTGGTATGGGTTCATTAGAAGAAAATGGTAATGTAATGGAAGTACAAGATGACTTTGAATTATTATGTTGGGATTTTGTTTCTACACCATCCAACCCAGGTTCATTTATGCATACTTTAAATGAAGGTAAAAAAATATTTACCTATGATTATACAAGTGTAAATGATGTTATAAGAGAAATCCTTTGTTCTAAAGGTTCTTGCCCTATCTGTTAATCTTACAAAATACTCATATACGTATCACCATAATATGCCATCTCTATATGGTATTAAATAAAGTATAACTTACCCTATTACGTTTCTAATAAACGTATTTCACAAACAAATTTTGCGATTATGTCAAACAACAGAGATTTGCTTAAAGAAGCAATTGCAGATGCTAAGGCTGTAAAAGAAACAGCAATAACAAATGCCAAAGCCGCTTTAGAAGAAGCTTTTACTCCACATTTGAAATCTATGTTATCTGCTAAATTAGAAGAAATGGATAAAGAAGACGTTGAAGAAAAATACGATAAGTATGAAGAAGACGACGTTAAAGAAGAAATTTCTACTGAATTAGATGAAGATAAAAAAGAAGACAAAGATGAAGTTAAAGAATCTAAAAAAGAGGAAAACAAAGTTGACGAAGAAGTTAACTTAGACGAATTACTTGCAGAAATCAATGAAGACGAAGAGGTAATTGAATCTAAAGAAATTGAAGAAACTGAAAAAGTAACTGAAGAAGAAGAAGTCGAAGACGAAATTGAAGTCAAAGACGAAGAATCTGAAGGTGAAATGGAAGATGATGAAGTTGATTTAGAGGATATGTCGGAAGACGACCTTAAAGGATTTATTGAAGATGTAATTAAGGACATGGTAGAAGCTGGAGAATTGGAAGCTGGTGATGAAATGGAAATGGATGATGAAGAATCAGACATGGATATAGATATCGAAGTAGAAGATGAAGAAGTAGAAGTCATGGAAGAAGAAAAAGAAGAAAAGTTAGAGGAAATGGATGAAGTAAGCTGGAATGAGAAAAACAACCCTACAAGAGGAGCTAGTAAAAAAGAACTAGACCCTAAAAAGGTTGGACAATCAACTTCTGCTTATGCCGTTAATTTAAAAGAAGCTTTAGCCCAAGTAGACGAACTTAAAGAAGAAATTAAAGAAGTTAATCTATTAAATGCTAAATTACTTTACACTAACAAAATCTTTAAAGCTAAAAATTTATCTGAAGATAAAAAATTAAGAGTATTAAAAGCTTTTGATAAGGCATCAACAGTTAAAGAGGCAAAAGTTGTCTTTGAAACATTAAATGAAGGAATAACTGATAAAGTTAGTAAATCAATTAATGAAGTAAAAGGTAGCGCATCTAAAGTAACAGGTACAGCTCCTAGTGCTAAACAACCAATCGTTGAAAGCGATGCTATGGTTGATAGATTTAAAAAATTAGCTGGAATAATTTAATTTTAACTAAAAAAAACTAATAACAATGAGTTTACAAACTTTATTAGAAAGTGCAAACCCATATCACTCAGTACAAAGCGACGCTGCTAGACTATCTGAAAAGTGGGAAAAAACAGGTTTATTAGAAGGTTTAGGGGGGTCTCATAAAAATAATATGGGAATGATCCTTGAAAACCAAGCTAAACAACTTGTAGTTGAAAGTTCACAAACTGGTGGAGGTGCCGCTTCTCAAGGTACATTTACTGCTGGTGTAGGTGAGCAATGGGCTGGTGTAGCCCTACCATTGGTAAGAAAAGTATTTGGACAAATTGCTGCTCAGGAATTTGTTTCTGTACAACCAATGAATTTACCATCTGGACTAGTATTTTTCCTAGATTTCCAATATGGTACTGACAAAGCTCCATTTACTTCAGGAGGTTCTTTATATGGTAACGCTGGTGCGAATCCATTTGGAAATACTGCAACTGGAGGATTATATGGTGCTGGTAGATTTGGATATTCTATCAATGATACATCTTCAGCTCCAGGAGCAGGGAACGTTGCAACAAGTTCTGCTAACTGGTCTGATGTTAATTATGATTCAGAATTTTCAGCATCAATCGTTGCTGGATCTGTAGTATCAGTTAACGTAGTATTATCAACACTTAGTGCTAACTATGATGCTGAAGCTATTAGAGCATTCAGATTAACAGGATCTAACGCTCCAACTGAAGCTCAACAATACCCACAGTTTACTAAAATTAGTGCTGATGGTAATGATATCGAGTTTATAGTGGATCAAAACTCTATTAACCCAGCTGCAGATACAATAGTATTCTATTCTCTACAGCCAACGGATCAATATAGAGGTGATTTTGAAGATGGAAATGATTCTCTAAATGGAGAAAATACTCCAATTTCTATCCCAGAAATTAACGTACAGATGAAATCATCTGCTATCGTTGCTAAAACTAGAAAACTAAAAGCTGTATGGACTCCTGAGTTTGCTCAAGACCTTAACGCTTATCATGCTCTAGATGCTGAAGCTGAATTAACTTCAATCTTAAGTGAGTACATTTCATTAGAAATTGACTTAGAAATTTTAGATATGTTAATTGATTCTGCTGCTGCTGGAACAGAAGTATGGTCAGCTGTTAATAATAGATCAATTGCTCAAAATGCTAACGGTACAGTTAGTGATTTAGGTTTCTATAATAGCCAAGGACAATGGTTCCAAACTTTAGGAACTAAAATCCAAAAACTATCTAACATCATCCACCAAAGAACGTTAAGAGGTGGTGCAAACTTCCTAGTATGTTCTCCAACTGTAGGTACAATCTTAGAATCAATTCCAGGATTTGCTGCTGATTCAGATGGTGATACTTCAAAAGCTAGTTATGCATTTGGTGTACAGAAAGTAGGTGCTTTAAATAGCAGACAAAAAGTTTATAAGAACCCATATATGACTGAAAACAAAATTCTATTAGGATTTAGAGGAGGTCAGTTCTTAGAAGCTGGTGCTGTTTTTGCCCCATACATTCCGTTAATCATGACTCCACTAGTATATGATCCAGACACTTTCACTCCAAGAAAAGGATTATTAACTAGATATGCTAAGAAAATGGTTAGACCAGAATTCTATGGTATCATAGAAGTAAATGGTTTAAACACTCTATAAGCAGTAGTTTAGATTAATTCTAAAAATTAACCCGGCCTTGTGCCGGGTTTTTTTATCTTAAAATATTTATGATTAACAACATTTTATAATTATATTACTACTTATCTCATTATATCATTATATTAAATTATAACCGTTTTTTAACGTAGCTTTATTATTTACTATAATTTTTAATATAACTTATAATATAAAAAAGTTATAGTATTAAAGGCGCACATTAACCAAATTAATGGTCACCTTGGAGTCCTATATTTATAATAATAAAAAATAATTTAATATTTATAAATAAAATATAATATGGCAAACATACCAATTTGGCCCGGTTCCAGTTCATTTACTCCGGGTGCTGATACTCCATTTGGGTTTTACGATGCAGATAGTGATTTTCAATTAGATGCCGATAAAGTTTCAAATTTTTGTGCCAGAAGATTAGGATACCCTTTAGTAGATATAGAACTTCAAGATATAAGTTTTTATGCCGCATTCGAGGAATCAGTTACAACTTATGGAAATGAATTATATGCTTATAAAATTAGAGATAATCAGTTAACTTTTGAAGGATTATCAACCGGGAGTAATTTAAATACTTCTATTGTAACCCCTAGTTTTGAACCTATTGTTAGATTATCTGAACAATATGGAGCTGAAGGAGGTACAGGAGGAAATATAACCTATTATTCAGGTTCAATCCCTTTAACAGCATCTGTTCAAGAATATGATTTAAAGCAATGGGCCGTAGATGAAGGAATAACAGGTAGTATAGAAATTAAAAGAGTATTTTATGAAAACTCACCAGCAATAGATAAGATATATGACCCTTATCTAGCAAATGGTCTTAATTTAATGAGTAGTTTTGGTTTTGGAGGAATGAGTCCAGGTCTTGGTGGTTTTATGATGATGCCAAATAATTTTACTATAGCAATGGTGCAAGCTATAGAAATAAGTGAACAGGTTAGAAGATCTAATTTTAGTTTTGAAATGCGTAATAATAAATTAAAATTATTCCCTATACCAACATCAGGAAGTCACAATATGTGGTTTGAATATATTAAAAGAGATGAAAGGATTAATAGTAGTGTAGATAACGAACCTGCAAAGATATCTAATGTGTCTAATACTCCATATGTAAACCCAACATATAGTAGCATAAATTCTGTAGGACGTCAATGGATATTTGAATACACTTTAGCTGTATCAAAAGAGGTGTTAGGTTATGTAAGAGGCAAATACCAGAACATACCTATTCCAAATGCAGATGTTCAATTAAACCAAGGAGATTTAATTTCTGCTGCTACTTCTGAAAAAACAAATTTAATAGAAAGATTAAGAGGGTACTTTGATGAAACTTCACGTAAATCTTTATTAGAAAGAAGGTCACAAGAAGTAGAATTCAAACAAACAGAATTAAAACAAGTACCTTACACAATTTATATAGGTTAATATGGCAATGTACGGAGGCTCACGGGATGTGAGTTTAATTAGAGGATTAAATAGAGAATTGTTACATAATATTGTAACTCAACAAGCAGCTTTTTATAAATTTAAATTAGAAGAAACTAAAACAAATTTATACGGTGAAGCTAGTGGAGAAAAATATTATGATGGTCCTTTCTTATTTAATTGTTTAATAGATAGACAAGACCAATCATATCCTGAAAGTGATGAGGGAATTAATTTTTCCCAAGGTATTAGTTTCGCATTTTTAAGAGATGATTTAAAAGATGCTGAAGTTGTACCTGAAGTAGGAGATATAATCTTATATCAAAATGGATATTATGGAGTTCAAGCAACAGTAGCAAATCAATATTTTGTAGGTAAAAATCCAAATTACCCAAATAAAGGGTCCGATGGTAGTGCTAACCCACTTAACCCGGGATTAGAAAATTTTGGTGCTAATTTATCTATAATTTGCGAAACATATTATATACCTTCAGATAAAGTAGCAATTTCACCCTTTAAAGAAAGATTTTAATGGCTCAATATAGAAAACCAATACCCAAAAGTCAACGTGAATTAAGTGAAGATTCACAAATTGCTACTGATATAACAAGAGGAAATCCTAATGCTAGGCTTAACCCTAATGAAAGTGAAACAGGTATCAATTTTAATAGATCTAAAAAAATAAGTTTTAAAGATGATACAACAAAACCATTTTCAATTGGAATACAAGATTTAGATGAAGCAGTATTTTTTTATTTTGAAAATGTAATTCAACCCTTTGTTTTTCAAAATGGACAAAGGAGAAATGTGCCTATTATTTATGGTTCTCCTGAAAGATGGAAATCATATCAAAAAGATGGATATTATAGAGATAAAGGTGGAGCAGTAATGCTTCCTATTATAATAATTAAAAGGGATACAATATCTAAAGATAGAACAGTAACAAATAAATTAGATGCTAATATGCCTAATTTATATGCTTCTTTTCAAAAAGAATTTAATCCTAAAAATTTTTATTCTAATTTTGCAGCTTTAAATAATAGAATACCTACAAAAACATTTTATGCAGTAGCAGTACCAGACTATGTTACTTTATCCTATAGTTGTATTATTCAAACTTATTATATGGAACAATTAAATAAAATAATTGAATCTATAGAATATGCTTCGGATGCATATTGGGGAAATCCTGAAAGGTTTAAATTTAGAGCTTTTATAAATGATTTTACAACAACAACAGAACTTGTTGCTGGTCAAGATAGATTAGTAAAAGGTACATTTAATATTAATCTTAGAGGATATATAATACCAGAAGTATTACAGAAAGATTTAAACTCAATTAAAAAGTTTAATTCAAAATCTAAAGTTATAATACAATTAGAAACAGTAACTAACTCTGATATTTTTGATCCAAATATTGTTAAACTTAAAGATGGTAGAACAAGAAAAAATAGAGAAATTGAAGGTAAAACTAGTAACATAGGTGATGTAACTCCTGGAACAGAATTATTTTAAATTTATTTTTAAAATAATATTTATAATAAATTATATAATATAGATTACAAATTTTATAATTAAGATTTTAATAGATGGCAGAAAATATTAGATATATAGACTCTTTAAAAGTAGGGGCTTATGAAACAGACACACAGGGGGTCACTATATTAAATAATATTGATCATTATGTCATAACTGCTACAGGTACAGAACAAACAGTTAGAGGTAATCCTGAATTATATTTTGATAATTTAAATTTAGGAATAGGAACTCAATCTCCGGTTGCAAGATTACAAGTAAATCACAACGATAATGTTGATGATATTTTAATAATTAAAAATACAGATAATAACACAGGATTAAAAGTAAATAAAGAAGGAACATTTCAATTATTAGAATTTTCTTCATTGCCTACAGCAATAACAGGCGGTGTTGCATATTCAAATGATAATTTTTGGTTAGGAGTAGTTTCCTAGCAATATTTATAAGCACAATCCAATATTAAAAATAAAATATAGTACATAATGGCAACTTGGAAAAAAATATTAGTTAGTGGCTCACAGGGAGCGTTTACAGGAATAACTTCTTCAATACTAACAGACACAAATTTAGTAATAGCAGGAGCGGGTGGGGCACTAGAAAATAGTGGTTTAATTTTAAATGGTGGAGTTTTATCTGTTGGTTCAAATTCTATTACATCAACAGGACAAAATTCAATACTAACTGGTTCATTTTCTGGTTCTTTTATTGGAGATGCTACACTTGACCTACCAGATTTAACTGAAGGGGCAGGTATTAGTGATTTTGTTTATGATGGTTCTGCTACTGCAAATATTGCAGTTTCAGGAGCAGCTTCATTAAGTACTAATATCATTACTAAATGGAGTGGAGATTCGTTTGTTAATTCTTCTATAACAGATAATGGTACTGTAATATCAGGTGCTTCTTCTATTAGTTTAACTGGAGCTTCCTCAAAATTAACAGGTTCGTTTACAGGATCTTTTATTGGAGATGGTTCACAATTAACAGGTTTAGTTACTGAATTAGGAGTTTCTGGATCAGATGGTACTGGTATATCTGTTAATCTTTTAAATCAAGATTTAACAATAGGAGGTACTACAAATGAAATTGAAACTACATCTGCGGGTACTACTTTAACAATTGGTTTACCTAATAATGTAACTATTGGCCAAGATTTAACAGTTGATAGAAATTTAATAGTTAAAGGTACAGCTTCTTTCCAACATACCGAAGATTTAGATATTGCAGATAGATTTATTAGATTAGCTTCAGGTTCTACAAGTGTAGGAGATGGTGGTATTGTTATACAACAAACAAATAATTCAGATGGAGAAGCTTTTGCTTTTGATTCTGCTCAATTACGTTGGGGATTAACAAGTTCATTTGATGCATCAGAAAATTCATATACCCCTGATGCTTTTATGGCTGCTGTAACAAATTTAGCAAGTACAAATCCTAATACAAGTGGGCCTGCTTCTAGATTTGGTAAAGCAGGTAATATATATGTGTCAAGTGGAGATGAATCTATTTGGGTATATTCATAAAAATTATTAAAATAGGTTGTTTAAAAAAATAAAAAATTGGTTTATGTCATTTAAAGCAGGCAATATAAATGTAGGAGGAAAACCTATAAAACAAGATAACATTATTGAAACCACAGAAAGCTCTAAAAGCATTAAAATTGATGTAAATCAAAGTGAGTTAGAACTTTTATTACTTACTATTAAAAATGGTTTATTTAGAGGAGAATATGTTGAAACTGTTTATACCCTTACTTTAAAACTTCAAAAACAACTTGTTGATTTAAAGTATGAAAAAGAAAAGTTATGAAAATTAATATAAATGATTTAGAGCTTAGAGAAATAAAAGCACTTCGTAAATCTTTAAATTTTATCCCCCTTACAGGAATTGATGCTATGTTTATAGCTTTACTTCAAACTAAAATTTCTACCCATATTTCTAAAACAGAAGAAAAAATTAAAAAGGAAGAAATTAAAAGTAGTAAGGATTTAAAAATTGCAATAGAAAACGACCCTGAAATAAAAAATTAACTTTTAAATGGGACCAAAGCCTTTCATATTTATGAATGTATTATTGGCCCGTAAGGGAAGTGGGTATCGCATTATTCGATATAACCAACCATAATGAAGTTAGTATGCCAAATTGGAAAAAAGTCATTGTTAGCGGCTCGAATGCCGAATTAAATTCACTTAATGTAGCAAACGCAGTTACTGCGTCCTTATTTAAAGGAAATGGAGCAAACATAGTAGGAGTTATTTCTTCTTCTTATGCTTTAACCGCTTCTTTTGCCCCTAATACAGGAGTAACTTCTATTATAGCCGGAACTAATGTAAGTATAAATCAATCTACAGGAGATGTTACAATTTCATCTACTGGTGGTGGAGGAGGTGGAGGTACTTTCCCATTTGATGGAGATGCTATAATTACAGGTTCTTTACTAGTATCACAATCTTTTGTAGACTTTACAGACTCAACTGGAGTATCAGGCTCATTTAGTGGTTCTTTTACAGGAAATGGTAGTGGATTAACCAATTTAGATGTTCCTCAAGTTGCTACTGTAACTGCTTCATTTGCTAATACCAGTAGTATTACAATAAATCATAATTTAGATACCCAAAATATTATAGTATCTGTATATGATTCTATAAGAGACCAAATAATACCTCAAACAACAAATTTAGTTGATAATGATAATGTTAGAGTAGATTTTGCTAATACTAGCTCAGGTTTTGTTGTTGTAGCAAAAGGTGGACATATTGTATCAGGATCTGTATTAGTACCTCAAATATCTACTGTAGCTGATTCCTTTACATCATCCTTATCACATGTTACAACCCATAATTTTGACACTAAAAATGTAATTGTATCTGTGTATACAGGTTCGGATGAAGTAATTATACCTTCTTCTATTACAACCACAACAGTAGACACCGTAACTATTACTTTTCCTGAAGCAACAACAGGTAGACTTGTTGTAGTTAAAGCAGGACATATTGTATCAGGTTCAGCTTATAACTCAGATAGACTAAATAATGAACCAGGTTCATATTATTTAGATTATGATAATTTTACAAATATTCCTGAGGGAATAATATCAAGTTCTAATTTTCCAAATGGGGTAGTAATTACTGGATCATTACTAGTATCACAATCTGTAGTTGATTTTACAGATGCAACTGCTATATCAGGTTCATCATTTTCTGGTTCTTTTT